CCTTCTTATATCCGTATTCATAAGTTAGAGATCAAGTGAACATAGAAGAGCTGATTAAAGGTTTACCCCCAGAAGAGCAAGCTGTTTTAATGTTGATGGCGAAAGAGTATGTAGACTCCCTAAGTAGGGAAAAAGCCCAAACGGACTTTATGGAGTTTGTCCACCAGATGTGGCCCGGCTTTGTAGATGGCCCCCATCATAAGGTAATGGCTAAGAAGTTTCAAGATATAGCGGATGGGAAATTAAAGAGACTAATTATCAATATGCCTCCCCGCCATACCAAAAGCGAGTTTGCATCCTATATGCTTCCCGCATGGTTCTTAGGAAAGTATCCAAGTAAGAAGATTATTCAATGTTCTAATACCGCAGAACTTGCTGTGGGCTTTGGTAGGAAAGTGAGGAACCTAGTTGGTAGCGAAGCATACTCAAAGATTTTCCCAGATGTCGCTCTTAAGTCTGACTCTAAGGCTGCTGGTCGTTGGGGTACTAACGCCAATGGCGATTATTTTGCTATTGGTGTTGGCGGTACTGTTACGGGTAAAGGCGCTGATCTCCTTATTATTGACGATCCGCACTCCGAACAAGAGGCGGCGATAGCAGCCACTAACCCAGAAGTTTACGATAAGGTCTATGAGTGGTACTCGTCAGGTCCTCGTCAGCGACTTCAACCAGGCGGTGCAATTGTTGTAGTTATGACTCGCTGGAGCCTACGAGACTTAACGGGCAAGATTTTAAAGTCCAGTATTGAAAGGGACGGAGACTTATGGGAGGTCATTGACTTCCCCGCAATTCTTCCAAATGAAGAACCTTTATGGCCTGAATTCTGGCCACTAAAAGAACTTCTTGCATTAAAAGAAGAACTTCCAGTTTCCAAATGGAATGCCCAGTATCAGCAAAGCCCTACGAGTGAAGAGGGTGCGCTAGTAAAAAGGGAGTGGTGGAAGCTATGGGAGGGAGATCGTCCTCCGCAATGTCAATTCATCATCCAGTCTTGGGACACCGCTTTTACCAAGAATGAGCGTTCAGACTACTCTGCCTGTACGACTTGGGGCGTCTTTTACAAGGACGAAGACGAAAGAGATCCCAATATTATTCTTTTAGACGCATTTAAAGAACGCATGGAATTCCCGCAATTAAAGGAGAAAGCCATCCGCATGTATAAAGAATGGGAACCCGATGCGTTTATCGTCGAAGCTAAGGCGTCTGGCGCCCCGCTTATATTTGAGTTGCGGCGCATGGGTATCCCTGTATCAGAGTTTACACCTACTCGTGGCAATGATAAGATAGCCCGATTGAATTCGGTAACAGATTTATTTGCTTCAGGCAAGGTGTGGGCGCCTGGAACCAGATGGGCTGATGAGGTAATGGAAGAGATGGCGGCGTTTCCCAACTCGGATCACGATGACTTAGTGGACTCCTCCACACAAGCCCTGATTCGGTTTAGGAAGGGCGGATTCATTTCACTTCCTTCAGATGACCAAGATGAACCACAATTTTATAGACGCAAAGCTGCGTATTACTAGGAACCAATATGCCAATAGATAAAGCACTATACCAAGCCCCAGTCGGAATCGACGCACTGGCAGAATTAGAACCTGATATGGAGATTGAGATTGTAGATCCAGAATCAGTAACAATCGGTATAGATGGGTTAGAAATAGAGATCGAGCCAACCGAAGAGGGCGAAGATGACTTTGACGCCAACTTAGCCGAATTTATGGATGAAGGCGAATTGTCTTCTATCGCTGGAGACTTAATCGGTGATTATGACAATGACATCTCTTCTCGCAAAGACTGGATTCAAACCTATGTTGACGGTTTAGAACTATTAGGTCTGAAAATCGAAGAAAGAACTGAACCTTGGGAAGGCGCTTGTGGTGTATATCACCCACTCCTATCCGAAGCAGTAGTTAAGTTCCAAGCAGAAACAATGATGTCTACTTTCCCAGCATCTGGTCCTGTAAAGACTCAGATCATTGGTAAAGAAACGCCCGAAAAGAAAGAAGCGTCTGAGCGTGTAACGGCTGATATGAATTATCAGTTGACAGATGTAATGCAAGAATATCGTCCAGAGCATGAAAGAATGCTTTGGAGTTTAGGTATTGCTGGTAACGCATTTAAGAAAGTCTACTTTGACCCATCATTGAATCGCCAAGTATCTATGTTTGTTCCTGCAGAGGACATTGTAGTTCCTTATGGCGCTTCAAACCTAGAGTCGGCAGAGCGTGTAACCCATGTAATGCGTAAGACTGAAAACGATTTACTCCGTCTACAGCATTCGGGTTTCTACCGAGACATAGACTTAGGTACTCCAGACAATGTATTAGATGAAGTAGAGAAGAAGATTGCTGAGAAATTAGGATTTAGAGCTACTTCAGATGACCGATATAAGGTTTTGGAAATGCATGTAAACCTCGATTTAACAGGTTACGAGCATACAGACGATGAGGGTGAACCTACTGGTATAGCCCTTCCCTATGTAGTAACAATCGAAAAAGGATCGAATACGATTTTAGCGATCCGTAGAAATTGGAACCCAGATGATGAGACTAATAAAAAACGTCAGCACTTTGTTCACTACGGGTATATTCCCGGCTTTGGTTTTTATTGTTTTGGCCTTATCCATCTTATCGGCGCTTTTGCTAAATCTGGTACTTCCATTCTCCGCCAGTTGGTCGATGCAGGATCACTCTCGAATTTGCCAGGTGGCTTTAAGACCCGTGGCTTGCGAGTCAAAGGCGACGACACGCCGATAGCACCAGGTGAGTTCCGTGATGTAGATGTACCAAGCGGAACAATGAAAGACAATATTATGCCGTTGCCATACAAAGAACCTTCAATGGTTCTGGCTGGCTTGCTAGATAAGATCGTTGACGAAGGTCGTCGCTTTGCTTCTGCTGCCGATATGAAGGTAGCGGATATGTCAGGCAATACCCCAGTAGGGACAACCCTTGCAATTCTAGAAAGAACTCTCAAAGTAATGTCTGCGGTACAAGCCCGTATTCATTATTCAATGAAGCAAGAGTTCAAGTTATTAAAGAAAATTATCGCTGACTACACTCCTGAAGAGTACAGCTATGAACCTTCCGAAGGTCGCCGTTCTGCTAAGCGCTCTGACTATGACGATGTAGATGTCATTCCAGTATCAGATCCTAATGCAGCAACCATGAGTCAAAAGATTATGCAGTATCAAGCTGCTCTTCAGTTAGCTCAGTCAGCGCCCCAGCTTTACAACATGCCATTACTGCATCGTCAGATGCTAGATGTTCTGGGATTGAAAGATGCTAACAAGCTAGTACCAATGCCAGACGACCAGAAGCCAAGAGATCCAATCTCCGAAAATATGGCTGCATTTAAGATGGAACCATTGAAGGCATTTATTTATCAAGACCATGAAGCTCATATTACTGTGCATATGGCAGCAATGCAAGATCCAAAAATTATGAAATTGATGGGTCAAAATCCACAAGCGCAAATGATTCTTGGCGCAATGATGTCCCATATTCAAGAACACGTTGGTTACGAGTACCGTCGTCAGATGGAAGAAATGATTGGCGTTCCAATCCCTTATTCTGAAGAAGATGACTACGAAGTACCAGAAGAAGTTGAATTGCAAATTGCTAGATTGGCGGCGCCCGCAGCACAGAAACTGTTGCAGATGAGCCAGTCACAAGTTGCACAGCAACAAGCACAACAGCAAGCTCAAGATCCGTTGGTACAGATCCAGCAAGCTGAATTGCAAATCAAGCAGCAAGAAGCACAAACATCACAACAAAAAGTTCAGATTGATGCACAAGCTAAAGCAGAACAAATGCAAATTGAGCGGGAGCGTATAGCTTCTCAAGAGCGTATTGCTGCAATGCAGAATCAAACTAAAGTTGAAAAAGATCGTACTCAGCTCTCGATCCAAAGTGAGATTGAACATGCGAAGCTTGCGGTGGACATCGGCAAGCATAGTCAACAGATGTCCAACCAGAAGGAGAAACCCACGAAAGGTAATTAATGGATCCCTTAGATGTAGTACTCAAAGAAGCTAGAGACCGAATTGAAATGCTCAGTGAGGCATTAAAAAGAGGTAGCTGCACGAGTTTTGAGGAATATAAGTACACATGCGGTCAGATTCGAGGTCTAGAGTCCGCATGCGCAATAACCATAGACCTTCAGAAAAACATGGAGAACTCCGATGAGTGACCACTTAGCATTAGATCGAGCAGTAGATTTATCAGCATTACTGGATAAAGCTCCAGAAGAAAAAGCACAGCAACTCCCCATCCCTTCAGGCTATCGCATCCTTTGCGCCATCCCAGAAGTGGAGAATGAGTACGACAATGGTCTACTAAAAGCAGACGAAACCATTAACTATGAAGAAAAACTGGCAACAGTACTATTTGTAGTTGAAATGGGACCAGATTGCTACAAAGATGAGAAGCGATTCCCCAACGGTGCATGGTGTAAAAAGGGTGATTTCGTAATTGTCAGACCAAACGCTGGAACACGCCTCTTAATTCACGGTCGTGAGTTCAGAATGATCAATGACGATGTGGTTGAGGCAGTTGTCCAAGACCCCAGAGGAATAACACGTGCTTAAGGAGCTATAAATGGCTGAAAACAAAATGGAATTAGAAGAATTCGAGTTTCCTGATGAAGTAAAGGCTAAGCCTGATACTGAATCTGGCGATGAGTTCGAGATTGAGATTGAAAATGATGTACCTCCACAGGATCGCAACCGTAAGGCTGTAAATCCAGAGGTAGTTGAAGCTCTAGAAGAAGAAGATTTAGAGAAATTCAACAATGACCAGAACGCTGCCCTCAAGGAAGCGAAAAAGGTCTACCATCAGGAGCGTCGGGAGAAGGAAGCGGCTATTCGTGAGCAACAAGAAGCGATTAACCTAGCTAAAAAAGCGTTGGCTGAGAACAAAATGCTCAAAGAACGCCTTCATAACGGCGAAACTGCGTATGTTGATACAGTAAAACATGCAGCATTATCAGAATTAGAGACAGCGAAGCAAGATTTCAAGCTGGCATATGAGTCTGGTGACGCTGATAAGCTCTTATCCGCCCAAGAACGCATGACAAATGCGAAGTTTCGGATGGATAAAGCAGAAAATTATCAACCACAGTTTAAAAAAGCTTCTCAAGAAGAACAATTTGATGTACAAATACCACAACCGCAAGTAAATGCGCCGGATCGTAAAGCTATTGCATGGCAAAAGCAGAACGATTGGTTTGGTTCAGACGAAGAAATGACCAGCTTGGCGCTTGGATTGCACGAAAAATTAGTACGTAATGGGGTCCCGGCTGGATCTGATGATTACTACGAAAGCATTGATAAAACGATGCGCAAACGTTTTCCTGAGAATTTCGAAGGCGAACAAGAAGTAGAGACTGATGAACCCGCTAAGGTTAATCGGCCTAAAGCTAGTACGGTCGTCGCTCCGGCAACCAGAAGTACGTCTCCGAAAAAGATTCGTATTAGTAAAACCCAAGTCGCATTAGCGAAGAAACTGGGTTTAACCCCAGAGCAGTATGCCCGTGAACTAACTAAATTGGAGGCCCAAAATGGCTGAAGCAAGAATAAAACGTGATGTAGATACTAGAGCAGTTTATGAGCGTCCTCAACAGTGGGCGCAACCTGAGTTACTTCCTGAGCCTGATAAAGAGGCTGGGTATTCATATCGCTGGGTACGTGTTGCAAACTTGAATACTGCTGATCCACGCAATCTTTCCGCTAAATTACGGGAAGGCTGGGAGCCAGTACGCATAGAAGAACAACCCAAATTTCAACTGTTAGTTGATCCAAGTAGTCGTTTTAAAGACAACATTGAGATCGGCGGCTTGTTATTGTGTAAGACACCAACTGAGTTTGTAGAGCAGCGTAACGCTTATTACGCCAAGCAAAGCGCATCTCAGACTGATGCAGTAGACAATAACTTGATGCGTCAAAGCGACCCAAGGATGCCACTCTTTAAAGAGAATAAATCCTCGACTAGCTTTGGCAAAGGTAATAACTAACTTAACTTTTTAGGAGAATTAAATGGCTTATCCAACCGTTTCTGCTCCCTATGGTCTAGACCCTGTCAACCGTGCTGACTTTATGCCCTATGCGGGCGCAACTCAGCAGTTGCCAATTGCAAGTACTTATAACACTGCAATTTACAACGGTGACATCGTCATGATTAAAGGTGGCAATGTAATAAAGTCAAATGTAACTCTTGACTCTACGACTGATAACACAGCGAACCTCACCTATGGTGTGTTCTTGGGTGTTCAGTACGTTAACTCACAGCAACAAACTGTCCAAGCTCAATATTACCCAGGTAATAGCACAGCTACTTCAGCAGTTGCTTATGTTGTTAGCGATCCAATGGTGGCATTTAAAGTTGCAATTACTTTTAGTGGTAACACTACTGTAACTACATCTAATGCTTCTGTTGTTGGTACAAACATGACAATCCGTCAAGGTACTGGCTCTGCCACTACTGGAAACTCTGGCTTGTCAGTTGTT